AAATAAATATTATTTTGTAGTTAGCATGATCTTCTCTGCATAGAGGAATAAGATTTGATACTTCATTCTTGAGACTAGGTTGCTTTGACTTACTCTCAATGTGATGTAAATCAACTGCAACCTTATTCTCACAATACCAGCACATAATCGTATCATATTCAGATAGACCATAATATTTTAGAAATATGCGTTTATATTTGACCAAAATACTTTTTATGTACTTTGACAGCCTCATTAGTAAGTTGGTCAATATCAGATATACCAAACTGACCTGAACCCATGCTTCTAGTTACAATACCCGTTATGAACATACTAGCATCTACTCTAAGACCTGAATTAAAGTTACCATTACCATTTTGCATTGGAACATTTTCAGGTTCATAGCTTGATGGTGTTTGCATATCGCCAAGTTTTTTTACATTACTAATATTGTAATATTGATTACCTTTAGCTGAAGTTTTTAACTCTGACATATCGCAAGTAAAACTGTCTCCTCTTTCAAGATCAACATATTCATTTGCATAAAGAGTTCTACCATCTTCAGTTTTTATATTGAAGCTAGGTCTCCCATCTTTACTGTTGTCGTAAATAGTTTTTATTGTATTTTGCATTTTTTTCTCCTTATTTTAATATGGAATACTTTCTGTTTTCCATGCAAGTCTTTATCACTTTTTCCTCGTGATAACCATACTCAAATCCACTCATTTGCATTTGAGCAGTAAATCTACATTCTTGTAAATCCCCATAATAATTCTTTGATTGAGAAAATTTTGGGTCATACACAGGCGAATAACTACTACAGCCTGACAAGAATAGTAAAATCATAATTACTCTAATCATTTTTTTCTCCTTTGTTCTTTTCTAAAAAAATTATTGATTGCTCTTTTCCACTTAGAGTCAAATAGTTTCATTTGTATTGGGTCTAAATAAAAATTATAACCAGACTCTTTATAAATATTTACCCAAAGACCATATAAAAAGTTTCTTGGAATAGGGTTTTTTCTACACAATAATTTTTTATAATCTTTAGCTTTATCAATTAATTCCTTATCTTTTTTTTCTGAAATAGAATATGTTTGATTACCAACTGTAACAGAAACCATCTTTTCATTATAAGGAACTAATCTTATTTCTGGTTTTGTCATATTTCTTCCTCACAATAAGTTAAGAAACCCTCTTGATATGCATGATACTCCATAATTTTAGACTTTGTACTATCTTTAAATTGTTTTGTTATTAACATACCTTTACTTTTATAATATTCTAATACTGCTTCCAATACTTCTTCAGCAGTTTTTTCTTTTATGCTATATTTTTCAATAACTTCCCACATAATTAAAGTCTCTTTAGTCATTTTTTTTCTCCATATTTTTTTATTTCATTTTTTATTTCTTTAATCCATTTGTGTAAAATTTTATTAGGAACATACCTCATAGCATTTACATACATAAAAGTATCTTTACCAATTAAGTCTCCATCTGCTTCTCCACCACAAACTTCATAAAAATAATTATGATTTATATTATTAAGTTCTTTTAAAAGTTTTTCTTTAGAGTCATATTTTTTCATTTATTTCTCCTTTTTAACTCTAAGAACATCTACAACAACACCTCTAACTTCTTTATCTTCCCTTACTACAACTTTAATTGTTTCATCAGGTTGTAGTTTTGGTGTTTCTCGTTCAATACCGAATTGTATTGCGTCCATAACCATTTTGTTTTTGTTCATTTTACCTTTGCCATTGTAAACAAATTTATCTGTCATTTTTTTCTCCAAGTTTTAGTTGTTGTAAAACCTCTTTCATATAAGAAGTTTTGTTTAGGTGTATCCAATTTTTAAGCATCTTTCTATAAGTTACTTTCCAATCTGAGATATTACATTTTGCATTATCAAATAAAGCAATATTACTTTTTAGATAATTATATTTTGTGTGTTCACTAGGATTTGGAATATAAGAATTTTGTATTTTATATTTCTTATGTTCTCCGTTGTAATGATAAACACAATGATAATACTTATTAGATTTTTTTACAAAGAATGGGTAAGTCCCACAATCAATTAATTTATACATTTTTTTCTCCTATAAATATTGTACCAATAAAAACATTGATACATTCATAATAAAAATTATTAGTGCTAATTCACTAGACATATTTTTTTTCTATTGGTTTTACGACCCAACCCCTCTCACTAACTAACATTTTAAAATTAGGATTAATCCAATTATCAATTTTTACTTCATCATTATCTTTGTAAGTAACAACAATAATATCACTAATAATACCTGATAAATTATTTCTGTTATCCTCTTGTAATCTGATGCAACCAAAAATTTTTTTGTATTCATCAAATTTTTTTCTTATAAATCTTGCTTGTTTGTTTCTGTAAGTTTTTGTGTCAGAACTATAAGTATCAGATTGACAAAAATTGTAACCATCAGAAGCTAACCCACTATAAGTTATAATTTGTTTGTATTCTTTATTCATAATAACTCTCCAATTTTTTTAATTCTTCTTTATCTCTGCTAATAATTCTTTTAGCAATATCGTGGCTATCTTCTTTACCAAAAGTATATTTCCAAGCTGGTTTTTTTAACTCATCTTGATAATGTTTAATAGATGCTTTCAATCTATTTATTTCTTCTTTATGTTCTTCGTGCATTATTTTTTTCTCCATGTTTAGATGGCTCATTATTGAGCCACCTTTAATTGTTTAATAGTTTCAATAATATCTTCCGTAGATAAATTTATCCAATTTGGAATATTTAAAAATTTTTCAAGCTGATCTACTGTTCTAATATCTTCGCCATAATGATCACTACAAACAGGTGCAGTAAAATACCACATTTTAGTAACTATAAATTCAGCACCTTTACCTTTACCATTCCAAAGTATTTCATGTTGAGCATGAGACATTTCAATTACACCTTTTTTTTCAAGAGACCCAAATACACCTTTCAAAGTATTGATCTCCCAGCCTAACTGTTTTCCAATCCATTTAGCAGAACTCCAAAGAATACTATTGCTACCATCTGCATCATTTATTGCATGACTCAAAAATAATCTTTCTTTCTTAGTAAATTTAATCATTTTTTTCTCCATAATATAAATATACAGATAAACATTTATACAACATAGTCAACACATATATTCACATTATTTAACATTTAATTAATTATTTGCATTTTTTCGCTATTTGTTCTATTTGTTATTAGAAGTATTTTTCATAAAATATTCCTTCCGAATGGCTGGTCGCTGTTTTTTTTAAATTTTTTTCTCCAAATTAAATTTCTTTAAGAATGACCAGCCTTTTGCTATATTTAGTATGTGAAAGAGTCTGACATACAAATAGAAGTAGTAGATTGGTTCAAATCAAAGCAATCAGAATACAGATTTAGAATATTTTCAGTTCCAAATGAGGGTCAAAGAAAAGTGTGGTTTTTAAACAAATTAGTAAAAATGGGACTAAAATCTGGTGTTCCTGACCTAATACTTGAGTTTCCTAAAGGTCGTCTGGTTTATCTTGAGATCAAAACTGAAAAAGGAAAGTTATCAGAAACACAGCAAAATTGGTTAAAAGTCTCTAATGTCTTTAAAACACCCCACTATGTCATAAAAGGCTCTGTAGAAGCAAATATGGACGTTTTAGAGGGGGTTCTGGCTTTGTTCCCAGATGCAAAGATCAAGAAAGCTGAAAATAGTCCTTTACCACCCCAAAAGGTATAACATTTCTGTCTCCAAAACTACCATCAAGAGAATAGCTTGAAAATGTGTATAAATTGTTCTTATCTTTCTTAAAAATAAATGCGTAAGTAATTATCTCGGCTGGTTTCATTTTTACAAATTCTTCACTAGAACAAAGACCTGAGTCCCCAACTATATCTATCCAAACTATTTTGTGAAGATGATAGTTTTTGCCATCTAAAATTATTTTATTTTCGCTTTTTCTTTTTTCTTCTTTTTGCACTTTTTCGTCTCTTACGCATAGGTCTTTTATTCATTAAAACTGCAAGTGTAGAAGTTGTAGTTATTCCACTCATTTCTTTCTTTTTTTCTTATGAGCAGAGTTTTTCATCAACCGCCCATCAGGCATATAATGAAACCCTTTAGGCGGTTTTTTCTTTTTCTTTTTCTTAGCCATTATTTCTTTTTCTTTTTCTTCTTTTTCTTCATAATGGCTTTTTGTAAGCCTTTTGGTAACTTCTTCTTTTGTTTAGCGGTCATACCGCCCCCATAATGACTTGGCATAGCTATCTCCTAATGTAAAATATAATTATGTACTCCGATTGTTATTAACACAATAATAATCGCTTGAACCCACCATTTTAAACTAACAAATGAGTCCCACCATTTTTCTATTCTTTGTTTCATTTCGCCACTCCTTTAGTTTTCTCAAAGGTTCTCAATGCACCCATGCCAAGTAAAGACATAACAAGAGGCATTAGAGTCCCCATATCAAGTTGAGGAATGTTTAGCACTTCGTATTGGAATAGACCACAAATAAATAAAATAAATTTACTTAATACAAACTCCCAAAAAATTGCTAAAGCACAGGAAAAACCTATTAATGGTCTCCATGCTCTTTGTAAAAAACCACTAATACCACCAGCAGTTGATTTAGCATCAGCTAGGTTTATATCCATTTGTTTTAATTTAATTTGATTTTCAAGTTCAATAAGTTTTGCTTTTGCTTGTTGTTTTTCTTCTTCACTTACATGAAGATCATCAACAATTTTTCCAACACTATCAACTAATCCACCAGATAATAATTTTCCTAATACCATTATAATCTCCCCTCATCTTTTAATTGTTTACTTATTTTTGCCATTTTTTCTCTTAAATCATCATGTTGATATTTTCTACGCATTTCATTGACATAAGTTTTTTCTTCAAAAGTCGTAATTCTTTTCTTACACTTTCTCAGGTCAATTCTCCCATCTTGTTCGCCAATCTTGAGGCTCTCGCTGGTGTATGTTTCTTTGCCCATAAACTATCCAACATTTCTAGTTTTGCTATATCATATCTTTTATTCTTCAATGCTTCAAACATCTTCTTAAATTTCATCACTTTTGGCTTTCCAAGTTGAAAAAGCATATGTATCAAGATTTCCTTAGCCCCATCTACAATATCTAAATCTTTTGTTAATGACTCCATATCTTGTTTTGCAATAGCAAAATCATACTCAAAAACCTTTTCTAGTTCTTTGTGAGAATACTTTATACCCTCTTTAAATTTATCTCTTGGTAATACTAAATGACCATAACCTATCGTAGCAAAATTTAAGGTATCTTTATAAATGGTATCTCTATAACCCTCTTCTTCTTTGATGTGTTCTTTAACTTCTTCTAAATTCATCTTGTTCCTCCTATGCCTAAATATAATTCATCTTCTTCTTCTTTTAATTCATGTACTGCTTTTTTTAAATATACAGCCGCATCTAATAATTCTTCTATACTATTTTCTATGGCTTGTACCTTATTCATTCTAGCTGACTTCATAGTATTCTTATATTTAATAATACCTCTATTTGACCTGTCAGCTAGTTGGTTCATCAGTTCGGTTACTATTGGGTCTTTCGTCTTTTTTTCTTTCATATTTCTCCTTTAGTTCTAGCATTGATATGAAGTTATGTCCTTGAATATGACCATCAGCTAACAACAACTGACTTACTCCATAACTCCAACCATTTGCACTATTTTTAGCATAACTTTCAACATGACCATAGTCCATGCAAGTCCCTACATTTACAATCTTAACATAATTACCTCTACCTAGTTTTGATGCTCTCCATGATCTTTCTCTATGACTATGACCAAAAACTATATCGTGCATAGCATTATTTGAAACTTGACTTGCTTCAGCCATCTTTCCACCTATTTCTCTACCTATTTCATTCAAAGGAACATGAACAAAACCGCACCCTTTTATAAAATAAAACTCTCCATAAGCTGAAATACCCCAACCTTTTTCCATAAACATTCTTTCATATTGTTGAGAAAATGCACCTACAACTTCTTTATTTTCATTTTCATATTTGTATAATCTCATCTCATGGTTGCCTAAACAATAATGTTTTATAGGCTTTACATCTCCCATACCCTCATACAATAATTCTAAAGCATCTCTTGTAACATTTATATCAGCTAATATTGGCGGTTTCTTTTGACCTTTTACAGTATGGTTTTTATCAAATGTAGAGCAACTATCAAAACTACAAAAATCGCCTATACAAACAAGATGATCTGGGTTGTATTCTTTTATCTGTCTCCCTATCCAATAAAATCTCTCTAAGTCTTGTTCAGGGGAAACATGAGCATCAGGTATAACAAAAACTTTTGTTGGGTCGCTAAATGTCGTTCTTTGTGCTGGTATTCTTACAACAGGCTTTTTATATTCTTCTATAATTATCTGTGGTTTTACTTCTTTATATCTTTCCCATTCTATTCTCCAATGTGAACTATCTAAAGCTAGTTTTTCTATTTTATCTATTTTTCTTTGAAGTGTTGTTCTAGGTATATTAGTAACTTCTTCTACTACTTTCTTTGCACCTCTAGGATTATGAGGGCCGCCTGTCCCTAAAGGCGGATAACCTTTATCAAGAGCCTCATGTAATTTTTCTTGAATAAGTTTAAGCTCGTCCCACTCTTTATCGTCCATCAGCCAAACATACGCAAAACCCAACTCACAAATTGAGTTGCAACCATAAAACCTATCGCCCATAAAATATAATTGAGTCGGTCTATGTCTCTTTGCATATGTTTAAGATGGTTGTTTTCTAACAAATCTAGTTTGTTGTAAATGTGTAGGATATGCTCTTTAGTTGTTTTAGGTATTAATTTGCTCATTTTTCGTACATTTCATAATTAAACCAATTTCTTTCTCTATTAAATCTTCATTTATTGTTTCAATTATATCACTAATAATAATATCGCAAGTTTTATAATTATCAAACTCCATAGGTAGTTTACCGCCATAAATACAAAATGGTGTTAGTGAAATATTAATTAAACAAACAATAGTATGTATTGACCACATTAACCTTGTTTATTGTATTTTTTCCAAGACTTCAATTTATGTTTGTTTTTTGGTTTTGACCTTGATGAATTTCCAATACTTGTTCTTTTCTTTACTTTATCAAAGATAGATTTAGTATTATCTTGTTTAGCCATTTATTTGACTAAGAGGATTTTCTAATGCAAGTTTTATTCTTTTTTCTATCTTCTCTTCTAATTCACTCATGGCTGATTGAAGCCTATCCGATAATTCTTCCATGCGTACCTGAATGTCCTTACTCGTATCTCGCAACTCCCGCCCACTTTCTCTCGTATCTTCCTTAACCATTTGTTCTACATCATTAACAATTTTTTCTATTCTTCTTACATCTTGTCTAAGATCATTTTTTAATTCATTAGCAACATCAGAAACAAGTTGTACTTCTTGAATTATCATAGATATTTCTTGCTGAAGAACATCAGATTTTTGTGAAACAAGTTCTAATCTTTTATCAAAACCACTTAGATCAGGTGCAGAATAACTTTGTATTTTTTCTTTCATGTTAAGATAATCTTTGTAAAACTCAAAGCCTCCCCACAAAACACCAACTAAACTACTTAATATTGTTAGTATTAAAAATATTCTACCACCTTTAAATTTAATACCACCTATATCTATTTCAGTTTGTTGTTTGCTCATTATTTTAATATTAATTTATTTATATGTTTATTACCTAGTTTATCTATATCTATTTCAGCCATTGATTTAATACATTGATATTCAACTGAATTACCAATATTGCGTGAGGCAATTCGTTTACCTTTTAAACATTCACTCATAGTTTCTTGTATTCTGTGTTCTTTGATTTCTCCTTGAACAATCATTAACAAAGCTATTACTAACTCAGTTACCATTTTCTCTTACCTTATCTTTTAATTTTTCTATGTCTCTTAATGCTTTTTCTAATTGTGTTTGAGTAAATTCTATATTAACTTTATTTGTCATATTTTGCTCTTGCGTTTCTTGTAGCTTTTCAACTGTTTTGTATAAATCCTCAATCAACATATACTGTTCTTGATCTGTTGGTAATTGTTCTGATTTTTTTAATAAATCTGCTTGGAATAATTCTCTTGATGTTTCAAGACTTGTTAACCTACCTGTTAATTCCGTGTAGGCAAACACACCAGCTATAACACCCCCTAATATCATAAGCATATTGCGAATTGGCATACTTACACTTGTATTTTCACTTAGTTTCATACTGACTTTCTATTATTTCATTCATTAATCCATCACTTCCTACAAACAAGAAGTAACTAGCTAAATTATTATCATTTATAATTGTATCAGGTAAAGTTTTATCTGTAAAAAAACCTACAGTATCATTTATTTGTTTTTGACTATCAAAAAATGTTTTACTGTTTCCAAGAACTTGCATAACTAATAAAGTTTTTGTTTGATTTACTGAGTCATACTTACCCTTATCTCCCATCTTCTTTACGATTTTTTTAGCGGCTTGTTCTTTTTTATTTTGTTTTGTTTCTACTACTTTTTTCTCTTCAACTTTATCTTTTGGTTCGTCCATATCTTCTTGGCTGTCCTCATTCTCTTCAACCTCTGATATGCTTTCTTCGTTCTCTGTCTCTTCTTGTATATCGTTATCAGGCTCTTCAGTAGTTTCTTCAATAGGTTCATCTTGCACCTCTTCTACTTCAGGGGTTTCTATATCATCTACTACGTCAGTTTCAACCTCTGGTTCTTGCATTTCAACCTCAGCAACTTCTATTTCTGGTTCAGGTAAATCAAGTTCAGGCATATCAAAATCCATTTCCATCTCTAATTCCATTTCAATAGTTGTTACTTCTATTTCTTCTATGTCAATGTTTGGCAATTCAAAATCCATATCAAAGTCCATTTCATAATCTATTTCAATCTCAACTGTTTCATATGAAATATCTTCTACTACTATAGGTTCAAAACTAAATCCCTCATCAGTTTGAACAGGTGCATTTGTATCAAAAATATTTTCTACTACATTTATTATTTCTTCCGTTGCATCAGAATTAAAAGCAATAAACATTTCAACACTCGTTATAGTTTGATTTATTATTTCAACTATAGTGTTGTAAAATACATCTATACGAACACTATCAAATAAAACTCCAACGGAAACACCTACGTCTCTTCCACCTACTTCAACAGTAATCGTTGTTAATTTACCACCAAAATCAAAAGTGTTTTCATATATTTGAAACCCTGATGTTGTTCCACTAGCACTTAAAATATCTGTTCCTGAAAAAACATTGGTAGAACCATCTTTACCCGTTATGTGCATATATACTGAGTCCTCTGAGTCTTGTTTATCAACTTCAATAGAATATTTTACTTCTCCTCCATATTGAATATTTAAGTCTTGAATGTTTACAGTTTGAATAAAAGTAGTTCCCATTCCTTGAACTCCCATAGTAGATGTAGAATTTCCTGAACCTGTTATTTCAGCACATCTATCAGTTCCAAGTTCATTACAATAAGAACCTGATCGCATTGATGCTGGGCCTTGACCACCCCAATCAATATTCATTTCTCCATCTTTAGAAGATGTTACAAAATCATTATTGCTGTCTAAAATATTTCCTGACTCTTCATTTGCAACTGTGGTTGTAGTTGTTGTTGTATCAGTTGTAGTTATTGTTAATATGCCATCAACTTGATGATCTATAGTTTCAGTAATTACTTCATCTATTA